ACCCTCTAGCATCTACTGTATTAATATTAAAATTAACTGTGACAGGTTTACCATTACTTAATTGATGATTTGGAACTATTTTTCCAGAACCACTCGGCACAAACATCTCTGCACCTTTTTCTCCAACCATATATGCTTGATCTTTATTTACTGATCCACCGCCAGCCCTAAAATTAGATGATTTTATTTGTGCAACTAAAGCTAAACCTTTTGCAACACTAGCGGCGGCGGCAATAAAACTAAATGGAGGAGGATATGTAGCAAGAGCCATAGATGCACCTTTATAAGCGTTAATAGTTGCTTCTGCTATTCTTACAGCTTTAAATGCTTGGAAAGCTGTTCTGTTTACTTTTGATAATTCTTCTAATGCACTTCTAGATTCTGAAATAGCGTGTTGTTTTCCTTCCTCTCTTAATCTTGCTTTTTCACTTTCAAATTTCAAAGCGTCATCTAACATTTTATGAAAGTTATTTTTGTTAATTTCTCTTAATTTTTTTGCCTTTTCATTTTCATTGTTAATTTCTAAAATTTTACTTTCATTATATATTCTTTCTTTTTCTTGTTGCATATCATGGAATATTTGTATTCCTTTGAGTCTATTTTCTTGTAATATTTTGTTTATTTCTTCTTCTTTTTTCTTTTCTTCTTCTAATTCTTTTCTAAATTCATCTAAAGTTTCATTTAAATAATCATGGTTTAAATCTTTTTTTGTATCTGTATTTTTTTTAACAGCATCAGTTTCTTTTTTTATCGCACCAACTAATCTTAAAATTCTATCTTCATAAACAGGGTAGCTATCTTTAAATATATCGTCATTTAATGCTTTTAATTCTTTTAATTTGTCTGTGTATTCTTGAACTAAATCACTTGCATCTTTAATTTGATCTTGATGTTCTTTTATTTTTGTATTTTCTCCATATTGTTTTTTTAATTGTTCTAAATGAGAATTTGCTAATGATAATTGTTTTGTGTAATGATTTATTTGTTCATTATTGTGTGCTATTGCGGCTGAAGCATTATCAAAATCACTTGGTAATTTTCCAAGCATATCTAAAATTTTATCAAATTGTGAAATAACTATTGCCGCACCAGCAATAAATAAATTTCTTTTTATTGTTGCATTAAATAATAACATAGCAGAATTTGCTTTTAATATTCCACCAGCCAACCCAATAAATATTCCAGCAACTTTAAATGAAATTAATAATTTAATAGTTTCAACAAAAAGATTAAAATTATCTTTAATAAATATAATTGCATCAGCACTAATTCTAACAGCATCTGCTAAACCTTTTCCGATTGCAATAGCAAGTTCATCTAAAGTTTCAGCGTTATCTTGTAAAAATTGGTCTAAATCTCCAAATTGATTTTTAAGTTCTGCAAAAAAACCAGCATCTAATAATGTTTTCTTAAAGGTAAATACTTTATCGCCAATCATTGATAAAGTTCCTTCAAGTGTTTGTGCTAATGCTTCTGTTGTTCCCCCAAACTCTCCACCAGCACCAAATACTTGTTCAAATCTTTTAACAGTTTCGTCTATAGATACTGTAGCACCAGCTTTAAAACCAAGCATGGCTCTAACACCTCTATCTCTAAATAAGTCAGCCGCACCTATACCAGCACTAAATGATCTTTGTATTTGTTCTGCTGTGGTTCTAAAATCTAGTCCTGTTGCCGCCGCAACATTACCTGTTATCTCCATTAAATTAGCTAATTCATCTGCATCTTTTGCAACAACAGCTAAATTTCCAGAACCAGCTTGAATTTCTTGTAAGCTAAAAGGAACTCTAGAAGCAAATTCAGCCATTTTATCAAATGCTTTTGCTCCTTCTTCAACACTACCAAATAAGAATTTTAATCGTACTTGTAATCCTTCTATCTCTTTTCCTGTGTTGACTATATTACGAATGACTAAACCAGCACCCAAACCAGCCAATGCGTTTCTTACATTAAATACAGCTTTTTTTACTCCGTCTAAATTACCACGAACTTTATTAAGTGCCTGTTGCGATTTATCCTTAGCAACTATATCTATATTAACTCGTTTTGTAGCCATTTAGCGGTTCATTCGTTGTTGTTGTTCAGCTTATCATGTTGAATTTCAAAATAAGCAAGCCACATATTAAACTCTTGAACTGGCATTTGCAATACATCTCTAACGGACATATGCAATCGTTCAGCTAATGCTATGATAGAATATAACTCTGGATCAGAATTTATTTTTTTTTAAGGTCAGAAATATTGTCTTGTGCAAGTATCTCTGAAGCAACTCTAGAAATAACATCTGTATCAGCTTTAATTTTAAACTTTGGCTTATGAGATAGATCAAACATCTTTTCTCCATCCTTAGTTTCGGATTTTTGGATAATTACATCTACTAATACGTTTAAATCTGAGTCGTTAGCACCCTTAAATATTCGTGCCTTTTCATTCATTGTAAAAGGGCGAACATAGATTGCTCTGTCGCCCTCCAAACCCCATTCTGGTACTTCTATAATTTTAACTTCTAAACTTTCAAAGTGATCTCTGACACCTTGAAAAAAATCAATTTTTTCTGGCATTTAATCCTTATACTGTGCTGTGTGTTACTCCACCGCTAAATTGAATATTAAGTGTTCTAGAAATTATTCCATCCATTGTTACAGCCACATCAGCACCTGTTACAATTCCAGTACCATTATAGTAAGCATCCCCACTATCTGCACCTTCTGGATATAATTCAATAGTTGCACTTGAGCCAACATCTAATGCTTCTTGTCCATTGGTATCTGTTTCATCCCAATGACATTCAATAGTTGCAGTAGCATCTCCTCGTAATGCAATGTAAGATTTTTTTGAATCAGTTAAAGCCGTATCTTCAACTGTGTCTTGTGTTTCGTTAAGAGTAAAACCTGTTACTTCAGCAACTGTCGCTGAGCCAACTTTTACTACTCCACTTGTTCCAACATGAGTTGCCATAATCTACTCCTCGTTTGTTTCTTCTGGTTTTTCCTCAACCTCAACTTTTTTTGAAGCTGATCTAGAAACTTTTTTATCAATTTTAAAACCATTTGCAAGATATTTATCCAGCTTATCATCTGGTATCTCTATTTGATCTTTACCATTAGGAAAATATATTTTTATTCTTTTAGCCATTATGCAGTACCTCTAACAAATTCATATAAAACTCTTACCACAATTCTTACACCACCATAAGGAAAAAGTACACCTTCATCTGTGTTAGCTTCAATAACTTGGGTATTTAGGGCTTTGTTATTTCTTGTAATATCAGCATCTAATGTTTCTTCCACCACTTCTATGAGTTGATTGCGTAACGTATCTATATTGGATGTTGTGCCTTTTACAAAACCAACAATGAGAAAATCTATTGTTCCTTGTCTTTTTCCTGTGCCAACATCTCCTAAAGATAATATCTCCCTTGTTTCATCTCCTGTTTGAATATAACAACTTGGAAACTGTGGATCAGCTAGTTCCTCTGGCTCAAATGGTTCTCTAGTAATTTTTTTAAACTCAATAGGGCTAGTAATAGCATCTAGTTTAGTAATTATATCTCCAGCAATATCTTCTCTTTTACTCATAATCTTATAACCTTAAAGAATATATCTCTTATCTTATCTTCATCCCTTCGTCCAATAGCAAAAAATGGTCTGGATTGCATATGTTTTGTTCCTGTATCATGGAAAAATGCTTTTCTATTTTCTTCTTGCCTTCTAAAAAACAAAGTAGCTTTAGATTTAGCTAATTTAGATGTTAACGATCTAAACATTCTTCCTGTATCTGTTAAATCAACAAAAGATACTTGCCGCCCTCTTGTAGCCCTATCTTTTCTAGTAGATTTTTTATAAGGTTTAAAACGTCCTCCATCTGGAAGTTGACCTTTTTGTGACTTTTCAGTTATCTGTTGAATACCATATAAAGATGCTTGGGCTAAACCTTTTTGTATTTGTGTTGGGATTGCTTGTTTAGTTCTTTTTATGTAAGCCATTACATCAACTGTATTGGCTGTTATTTTAATATCTGCTACCATTACCTAGTAAGGCGTAATGTATGTATAGCTTCTTTTTCTGAAGCCGCTACTGTTCCTCCTCCATCTTCATCATATTCAACACCATCTCTAAGACAGGCTTGAAATTCCTCTGCATATCGTGATCTATAATAATCTATTTGAACTTGAAAACTATCTTTACCTTCGCCTGTATCTGGATCACGCCATTTAGTTAGTTGAGGGAATATATATTCAGCAAATGCTTTGTAACAAGTTGCCCTTATCCATTGACTAGCTGTCAATTTAGAGTTTGTCATTTCTATTGAAGTAATTTTTGTAATATCTTTATATCTTACAGTATGGCGGTATCGTTCCCACCATTCTTCTCTGATTTGACGCAATACATCATCTTCAGCGTGTTGAAGTTGAGTATCCCATGAAGCAATACCATAAGCCGCAATATCTGGCTGGTATTCTTGCAAATGAGATAATGCTACACTAAAAACAGTTGTTGTCATTATCTACAAACACAATTTCCGTTACAATCACACATCTTTACCTCTTTTCTTTTTTTTAGGTGTACTCTTTTTTTCTTCACTATACAATTTAAAACCTCTGTATTCCCACATCTTTTGATTTTTTTCCCAATCTGCTTCTGGTCGTTCTATTATCTTTGATCCTTTAACTAATTTAATCATCATAAACTCCTGTAAATAAAGGGGGTAATTAAACCCCCTTGTATTAATTAATTATTGGATTGAAGAATCAGCGATTACTTCTACTCCGTAAGAATCATGTAGTTCTCCAACGCCATAAACAGCAGTTGCTACAATTTCATCTGCACGCAAAGAAGCATCTCTTTGAGTTTCAATCTTAATGTCTTGCATCATTGCTAGACCTAAAGCGTCTTTATGGAACATTCCGCCTTTGTAATCTCCAGTAGTTCCAGTATTAGACATATTGCCTGTTTCAAATATTTTAACACCAGCAATCTGACCAATGAAACCATTTCTCAATGCTTCATTTGATAAATCAGTATCTAAACCAGCAAAAGTATTGGTTAAACCAGATTTTAAGTCATATGCCACCTTAGGGTGCAATACAAGATACGTTTCATTAACTGGTAAACCAGCCGCTCTTAAAGTTGAAGCCGCATTAAATACAGTTGCCGCAGATAATGCCGCTCTCCAAATAATCTACCAATATCAGCCGCAACATTTCTTGGTGCTGAATTTCTTGCTAAATCAGTTAAAGTAGTCATTACACCAACCTCTGATGCTGTGATTGTCACAGAACTTGGGTTGATAGCAGTATTTGAAAGATCGGTTGCCTCACTTACAGCCGCCGCCGATACAGCCGCATAAATCGGTACTTCTACAGATTTACCGCCACCAGCGATAGTGTAATTTTTAACTAAATTCTTCATTATAGATTTCTCTTGAATGACGAATTGAGCTTCAGCAACGATCTCAGTATATAGTTCCGATAACGTGGAACTTGTTGATTCGTTAGCCATGTTAAACTCCTTTTATTCTAACGGTTAATTATGGCTGGTTTAGAATCACGACTTTTACGGTATTCCGCATATGCTTTTCTATCCTCAGCCTTACTCATATCTAAATCTGCAATATTAAACGGTCTTGCGTCAACCTTACCAACATTAGCCTTACTTCCACTCCCAGAAGGAGTTGCCGCTTGGAAGTGAGG